AAAGTAGATTTGTGAATTTGTGCTGACAATTGGTTAATAGCTGTAATCAAAGTTTGGTTCCAGTCTTTTTGTGTATAAGAAGTTGTAGCTCCTACTCTTCTCCATCCATTGTAATCCCATCTCAAAGTCCAAGCAGCACCTTTACGTAAATCTCTTAAGATTTCACGGTCAATCTCTGCCGCAACTTGTTCAGATAACAAAGCAGTTAATTCTGCTTCAGCATCAATGTTATGGAAAGCTGCAACGTCTTGAGCTAACTCAGGAGACCATTGTGCTCTTAATTTTCTTTCTGTAACAGATACAGTAACAGACTCTAAATCAAATGAAACCTCACCGATTTTATCTTCAAATTCTAATTCTTCGTAACGTCTCCAAGCAGCGTTGAAAGATGATGAAGTTAAACCTGTAGAAATAGTTGTTCCAGTGTATCCATCTAATGAATCAGAACCACAATCAGCACAAGCTGGACAAGACAAATCAACTTCTAAGAAGATACATCCGTTAGCGTTACATGGACTTTGGAATGAACCACCGTTGTTTGTTGGCCAAGAAGTTTGAGTTCTAGTTCCTGAAGCACCATTTACGATACCTTGACCATATTGTTGAGTAACAACTCTATACAATAAAGCTCCTGTTGAAACTGTACATGGACTACCAGCGGCAACTGTTAAACCAGAACCAGTGTAGATAATTAAATCAGACAAGAAAGTTTCTGTGTCCATTTCATTTCCATCAGGTCCAATTAATTTACCAGCTCCAGTATCTTGGAAACCACAAAGTTTTACAATTACTTTTCTTGTATTACCTCCAGCAATAACACCAGCACTTGTTGAAGTACCAGAAATTACAGCGTCAACTAAATTACCATTAGACCATTGTTGAATAGCTACTGTAGAAGTAATAGCTGACCATCTACCTTTAGAGTAATCAAATAAACCACCTGGGTTCAATCCTGGTTCAGTACCTTCATAAAACAAATCATAAAGATTTTTAGCGTAAGCTCCAGCACCTGTATATCCAGCTTCTGTACTACCTGAGTAGTTTCCTGGAGAACCTATTGGTGCGTAGTGGTCACCTGATTGTTGACCTTCAACACCACCATTGTAACCTTGAATTTTAGGTACGAAGAAGAACAATTTACCAATTGGTAAGTTCATTGCTTGTACAGATACGATTTCATTCGCCAATAATTTTGAGAAAACTCTTCTTACGATAGGGAATACAACAGTTTCAAATGAACCTGATGAACCTTCTGAAGTAGCTTCGTTAATCAAGAAAGACGCTTGGTTCTCATATAATTGAGCTACGTTTTCTCTTAAGTGTCCTTTAAGACCTTCTAGGAATCCTAATTTATCCCATTTGTTAATAGTATCTTCTTTGATAACTTTAAGGTGTTTTAGTCCGATGTTACCAACAAGACCTGATTCTAATAATGCTCCCATTTTTGTTTTTGTTTAATTTTATGTTTATTTTTTATTTTAATTTACTCATCAAATCTTTCATTCTAAGGAATTGTGGATTTTCGTAAGTTTTTGATTCAATTAAATTAACGGCAGAACCAGTTGAATGTGTTTTGTCTAATTTAGACTCAATAGATTCATTGATTGGTTTACCAGATTTAACTGACAATTCATTTTTAAGACTTTGATATAAGTTTTTAGATTCTTTAATCGTTTCAACACCATCAAATCTTTTCAATATGTTTATTTTTTCTTGTTTTGAAGTAGTACATTCAGTAAATAAACGAGTAGCGTAAGCTAAGTTTGAGTTAAAAACAGCAACCTCATTTAATTTATTTCTGAAAATATTTAAAGCTTTTCTATACTCTTCGTTTTTTTCTCTAAGGATTTGTAGTTCTTTAGCGTCAGTATTTTCTTTAATAGGGAATTCCAAGTTTCTATTAGGAGTAATACCTTTTCTAAGACCACGACCTGATTTAGAACCATTTCCGATAGTGCGAGCAGCTTCTTTAGTTTCTATTTTTTCAAAATCTTCGTCTTCTTTAAATTCAAATTTCGCTTTTCCAGTTCCAACAGATTTAGGGGCTTCTTTCATTTTAGTGTTGAAACCTTTTCCTTGATTTGGTTTAGAATTATAAGAGAATTTTGGTTTACCCATACCAACACCTTTAGGTTTAATTGTTGATTTAGATTCCTCAAGATATTCATCTTCTTCATCCATTAAATCTTCGTCGTCCATTTCAATTTCGTAAACAACTTCTTCATCATTTTCTTCAAGTTCATTATCCTCAAAGTCTTGACCTTCTCCAAATACTTTAGAAACGATATCGTCAATAGATTCATCTTCATTTGAAAATTCATCTTCTTCGTAAAGTTCGTCTTCTTCTTGTTCTTCGTCGTCTTCAAATTCTCCGAAACCTTCAAACATTTCCATGTCAGCATCTTCGTCTTCGTTTTCACCAACAATCATGTATTCTTTATCACCATCTTTTAAGCTAATGTTACCAGTCTCGTCTTTCTTAACTATAACATTATCTTCAGGTCCTAATAAACTAAATACACGTAAGATTTCAGAATCGTCTTCAATATCAGTTAGGTCAATAACGTCTTCGTCATCACCAAACTCATCAAAGTCTTCTTCGTCTTCCATATCGTCAATATTATCAATATCCATTTCATCACCTTCGTCATCCGTAGGTAAATCCATTTCAACATCTGTGTCAATCTCGTCTTCTTGTTCGGTCAGAGATTCTTTTACTAGTTCTTTGATTTCTTCCTTCATTGTAGAAGCAAGTATTCCTTTTGCATTTTCCGCAACAGCTTCTTCCAAATTTCTCATTTGGATGATTGCGTCCTCAACTAAAGATTTTTCTTTTGCCATTATTGTTTTTATTTATTATAAATATTGAGAAAAAAGAAAAAGTTAAAAAAAATCACTTTTTTTGTATTAAAAATGAATATTTTTTTATATAAACAAAAAAAGAGGACTTAATAAGTCCTCTTTTAATTTAATTTTAATTGATAATTATTCTATTACCTCGTCAATTTTACTTTCAACAATTCCTGTAATTCTCCAAGCAAGGTTATAGTTTTCATAGATTTTGGTTACTTTAGATTCAACATCAGTTGGATTATAACCCCTAACTAATTTTTCTTCTCTAAGTTTTTTTAATTTACCTGATTCATTATCAATTGAATCAATTGCGATTTTTGCAACAAAGTACTTTTCGTCCATATTATATTTTATTTATTTGTTTCCTAAATAATCGTTTAATTTTTTCATTAAGTCAAGTGATTTATTACCATTACTTCCGACTTGTCGCTCTATAGTTGTCTTTTTTTCTTCGTCAAGGTTTTCATCATATTTCTGTCTATCACCTTCGTTATGGTATAGATACGCCCCCGGTGTTGATGGTGATGAAACTAAGTCAAAACAAATTAGTTCAAAGTCGTCTTGAACTTCATTTTGTTCACCCACTTTTTTAAGCGAACCTACACCTCTTGATGAGATACCTAAAGTAACCCCTTGTCTTAAATAATTGGCAGCCAAATCACCTTTAGATGATACAATACCTCTTTCGTGGTAACCTGGTGTTGTTAATAGTTTTATTTTACCGATTAACGCAGGTCCTTCCCACCATACATCAGTAATTAAATGTGATACTCTATCTAAGTCAATTAATGATGATTCAGGATGGTTTAATTCTGATAACGCAGTTCCTTTCTCAATCATTTTTCTATAATTCTGAGCTTCTCTTTCTAATAGTCTTTTAGGGTATACTCTACCATTTCTATTAGGGGTATCGTATTTTTGTAATACAGCGTAAAATTCAAAAGGTTTTGAATGGTCTAACATACCATCAGACTCTTTAATTATTTTAGAATTATACTCATCTTTTGGTGAAATATAACCCGCATCGTATTCAATTAGAATTAATTTTTTATTAAGGACATTAGTTTTATTAATTTCTATATTACTCATAATAAATGTTTTTATTAATAAATATTAAGAATTTTCTATTTCTAACATATTATCACATAATTTAGATGTTTTAGTTAAATAAAAATTAAAATATTTATTATCTTTAAAATTCTCTTTGAATATTTCGTATGTTATTTTTGACAATGTTTTTCTTATTTTTTCATCTTTAAAATCAATTTCACTATCGTTAAGATAAAAATTAATTTCTAAATTCATAAATGATTTCTTTAATATTGATAATCCACTTGACCTCAAATCTAAATCAACTATAAAAGTTTTTGTGAATACATCTTCATTCATAACCTCGTAAATGGAGTGTTTAATGTTTCTACTTAAGTTTAAAACTATTCTATTCCAATCTTCAACTTCGGTTATTGGTTCAACCCAAGTTTGTATGTTAAGATAAATTGATTTTAGATTTACAGAATCTACTGTTCCGTAAGTTATTTTTGCATTATCAAATCCATCAATCTGTGATGTTTTTCCTTTTTTCATTAATGTACATATTTTTAGTTTATTTTTTAAAAAAGTAAGTAAATAATACCTTATTGTCAAAAAAATATATAGGTAATAAAAAACCCCTCGTTATCGGAGGGGTTGATTTTAAACTTATAGATTGATTTATAAATTTTCGTTTAAAGTTTTAAGTTTAACATAATTTAATTTATCATATTTTTCTGAAACAACTCTATCAATTGTTTCGTTGATTGTATTGTTAGTTGAAACATCTAGTTCATCGCCTTTCATTTTAGTTAATTTTGTGATGATAGTTTCTTTAATTGAATCATACTTTAATTTTAATTCTTCATCATCTGTTGATAATAAAGTTTTTAATTCTTTTTTATCTGACTCCTCTAAATTTTCAATAAATGTGTTAATAGTTTTATTTGCAATATTAACCATTGAACCTAAAGGTATGTTAACATTTTCCTGAATTTGTTTAGGGGATACTTTTAAAGTTTCTGAAATAACTTTTTTAGATTGAATTCTTGACTCAATCATAAGAACATCTTTTGAAAATAAATTGTCAACAGATTCATATATATTTTCTGTTTTATTATTACCAACCCATTTCTTTAATTTATCAATATCGGATGGTGTAATTTTATTAATTGTATTTTCATAAATTGAAATACATTCAGTGATGTATTCATTAACTATAGATTCATTTAACCCCTTGTTAGAGGTTAAATCATCATATAGATAAAATATTTTATTAATATTTTTATTTTCTAATACAAGTTTCTTAAAATTTTGTACTTCTTTTTTAAATGTATCATTTTTATATGATTCTAATAATACATTCTCAACCTGTGATTTTAATATACCGAACTTTATCATTTTACTTTTTTATATATAAATATCTAACCATTCAGAAGTTTATCCAATTGGTCTTCAATTTCTCCTAAATAATTTTCACCTTTAGATAAATTGATGTAAGAATCGTCATTAAATAGCCCTTCATTTTCTAATAAAATGTTATGGTTGGTTTTCTTAAATGATTCTGGTGTTACCCCAGCTTCACCACCTGCTTCAGGTCCTGGAGGTGGAGTTCCACCTAATTCTTCACCACCCATCTCAGGGGCTCCGCCTAACGCACCAAAATCTTCTCCGCCACCTTCACTTCCAGGTTCTGCTGGTGGTGTTGCACCGGCAGCTTGTGGAGCTCCAGGTTTATTACCATATAACTTATCAATATTATCAAAGATACCTGTATGAGTAATAACTGTTGCGGTATTAGTTAATTCAGCACCGGCCGCTTTCTCAATACGTTGTTGTTGTAAATCAAGTTTAATTTCTTCATCAGAAAATCCTAGGATATGTTTTTTAGCCCAAGATACAGAAACCGGAGCAATACCCTCAATAGGTGCTACAGCATCTTTATAAGCCAACAATTTTTCTTTGAATATGTCAATTTTTAATAAATCCGCTTGACTTGATGGGTTAGTTAAACCTAATGTAAAATTAGATAACTCATCTTCAAAACCTAATAAAAATAAATGAATAATTGCAATTTTATTTAATTCGGCAATCATACAATTTTGTATTCTATTAATTGTTCTTGCGAAACGAATATCCATTAACGATAAATCTTTACCACCACCAACAGGTTCTTCAAACCCTAAAAAGGCTTTAGGGACTCTAAGAGCCGTTAATAATTTCTTTTGAATATACTCAATATCCGCGATTTCAGCTAAGTTTTGAGCACCGGGTAAAGTCTCAATAGGTGAAGCAGCCGCTTGGTCACGAACAGGGATGAAATAATCTTGGTCAACAGCCATTTGATTAAATCTCATATCAACATTTCCTGAACTTGAATCAACAACCTGACTTCTTTTGAATTTATTCGCAACACGTTGTACATATGGTTCAACATCTTTATCATCCATATTACCAACGAAAACTTTAAATACTCTTCTCTCAGGTGCTCTTGATGTTCTATAAATTAACATCGCGTCTTCAGATAGTAATAATTGTTTCCAAATTCTTCTCGCTTTCTCCAACATAGAAGTACCATAAGGTAATTTTCTATCATCACCTAATAATCTAAAGTGAGCAATCTCCCAAGTGTTAAATTCCATATCTTTAGATTTCCACTTGAACCTTAACCCTCTATTTTCAGGTAATTCCTCAACATTAGCGGATTTAGCTGCCATACCTCTCTCTAATCGTTCTATTTCAATATTAGGAAGTTGCATAGCACCAACAATACCTTTTTCACCATCTAATTTTAGGTAAACGAAATTATCCCCATATTTACAAGTATTTCTTGTCCACATAGGTAAATTTGTATTAATATCTAAAGCGTTGTTGAATAAATCCGTTAAGATTGATTTGATTCGTTTTGATTCAGAAAATACTTGTAACATATGACCATTTTGGTCAACCGTTGTTGATTCCTCACCATAAATGTCTAATGCTGCAGAAATTTCAGGTGTGTACTCCATACTTTCATAATCATAAAATGATGCTAAACGAGTTGGTTCATAATAAACCGCTTGAGTATATAAGTTACTTTCAATTTTAGTCCACTGATTACCTAAGTAATAAGTTTGTTGAGCCTGTAACTTTTCTTTTTCGTATTCAGCTTTAGAAGTTGTTTTTAACAACTCTTTTTTATCAACTTTATAAGTCGGATAGTCTTGATTCAATAATGAATTAGGACCAAACGCTTTTGATAATCTTTGCCAAACAGTTAAATTATTTTGATTGTTTTGATTATTTTCCATATTCTTAATATAACTTATTTTCTTCCCATATAAATAGTCCTATATGGTAATTGAGAAATATTTTTATCTCATACCTCCAAATAACCACCCGTATTTGTTATAGTCTTCTTTAGCTATATTACCACCATTAAATTGACCTTGTCTATCTGTATAATTTGGTATTACAGGGTTAAACTCTAAAGATTTATTTATGTCAGTATTATTATTTACAGACCATGAATCAATCATCGCTTTTGTATGTTCAGTAACTTTAGTTAAATTACTAAATGATGATTCAGCAACATAAGTTGCCATCGCAATTGACATAATTAAATCGTCATGGTGACCTCTTTGGTGGTCAGGACGACCATTAATATATATAAAGGAATTCATTTCATTGTATAGTCTTGAACTATATATTCTGAACTTATGACGCAATACTTCTTCGTATGACGCAATAATTTGAACCCTTTTATTGTTAAAATTTATTCCAGGTATTTTTTCTGCCGATTTAGGATTGTAAGCCCATTTATTAGTGGTGTCAACACCATCAATATATAAATCCTTATAACCCATCTCCTGCATCTTTCTCGCAGTTGAAACCCCCATACCCCCAGTAATATCTATAACCACATAAGCTGAATACATATTAGCCCACTTATATGCAATCTCCGCCATAACATCGGGGGGAACTTTCCCAACATATTCAGCAACTTGTTCTCTTTCATCAAAATCAATTATCTGAAAAGAACTAAAATCCTCACTATCTCCACGACTGACATCCACACCCATAATGTATTTATGACCTATCACCGGTTCTTTCCATAACCATAATGCGTTAGCCATCATTTTATTACTAGGTTCAGTAATCATATTCTCGTGAATGTTCTGCATTAAATTAGAATCAAATACATTATCACCAGAACCTAAAAAGTTACATTCTAACTCTTGTGATACTTTTCTCTTATCATATTTTAATTTCTTAACCATACTCTCAAACCAACTTGAACATGGTTTATAACCATTATCCATCATTGATTTTAATTCCACATAATCCCTTTGGTCCGCTGGGATATGAGCCCAACTAATAAGTTCATTTTTATTGTAATCCTCTTTATTTAAAAGATAATGAATGGTATCATGTGTTTTAACCAAATATAAATCTTTAGTATAACGAGGGTCACGATACCAAAACATCTCTGATATCTTAAAGTCATTCATTCCTCGTAAGGCTTGGTCGTATATTTCGTAATAAATAGGGTCAAATCCATTGGGAGTTGAAACAACTATTACTTTACCCCCAGTGGAAAGGGATGCCATACACGCAGCCCAGAAATCACTATCAGCGTCAATAAACGCAGCCTCATCAAATACAAGTATAGTGGGGGTAAAACCACGCAGTGCATCCTTGGATGTCGCTACAGCTTTAACCTCACTACCATTATTTAATTTGTAATGTTTTTGTGAATTTTTTTCTACTGAAAAGTCAATACCAACCCAACTAGGCCATTGAGC